ATAGTATTTTTTATATTATTAATTATAACTTTGATATGGAAGATTTTTAAAGGCTAAATTATTTAGTAATCTATAACTTTTTAGTTATAGATACAACAATTAGTAATATGAAGTCATATACTATCGAGTCATAGATTTAGTATCATAAATATTTGATTTATGATTTGTAAACAATATAGTTAAAATAATAATTATAGCTAATGGTAATACTATAAAACATCCTAAAATGATAAGAAGCCTACCTATATTACTCTTTATTGTTATTAAACATTTTCCTGATGACTTGTTGTAAATTCCATTTCTGCATTCATAAATGTCCCATGAAGGACATTTATCGTTATTATTCAGCTTTTTTGATTTTATCATATTTTGAAGAGCTTTTTCACACGATTTTTGTGTTTTATACTTATTAAATTTCATCTTTCCTAATAATAAAGCACCAACTATTATCATCAATAGTGGAACTGATATTATAATTAAAATAGAAAAAACAATTTGATTATTGTTCATTTTTAATTAGTAAACATAATTTAGTTTTGTAAATTGATTTAATTTATGTATTAAAATAACAAAGTAAAATGACTACTTGCATTGTTTGTTGCGATAATGAATTACTATCATTTATTGTATGTTCCTATTGTAAATTTCAAGCATGTGAATTATGCAATCAAAAATTTATTTCTGAACGTCCTCGAGAACCATTATGCATGAATTGCGGAAAAATATGGAGTAGAGAATTTGTTCTAAAAAATATTGAAAATAAACAGTGGTTTTTTCAACACATAGGAAAATATATAGTAGAACAAGAAAAAATGTTATTGCCTGAAACACAAGAAGAGGCATTTCTTATATCTCAAATACAAGAGCTTTCTCAAAAAATATATTCTTTACCTACAAATTTTAAATTAACTAGATTAAATAAGCATCTTGGAGATGAAAATGTAAAAGAGATAATTGACGAAAAACGACTGCAAAAAGATCTAATGACAAAGTCTATGAACGAATTAAAGTCTCAAACTATTACATATAAACCAAAAAACGTATTAATTAAAAAAAAGAGAGTAAATTATATATTTAAATGTCCTGGAGATTGCAGAGGATTTATATCTGATAATTATAAGTGTGGAACATGCAAAATGAATGTGTGTAACAAATGCAGCTCTAAAATAGATGAAGATAATCACAAATGTAATGAAGATGACATAAAAACGTCAGAACTCATATTAAAAATGTCTAAACCCTGTCCTAAATGCATGACTCTTATCATAAAATCAGGTGGTTGTGATCAAATGTTTTGCACTCAATGCAACACAGCATTCAGCTGGATTACAGGAGAGATTGAGACAGGTGTTATTCATAATCCTCATTATTACGAGTATCTTGGAACTCTTAAAGATTCACCTAATATTGACGTATTAGCGTGTGGAGAAATTCCAAATGTTAGAACATTTATGGCAAGAATAACGCAGGCAACAACAGACAGTGATTTGCGTAAAAAATTAACAGAAATGTATCGGTATATTGATCATATTCAAGAAGTTATTCTACCTGAATATCGTAATGATAAAGTAAAGGACAATATTGATATTAGAATAAAATATTTATTGAAAGAATTTGACTGTTCAACATGGGAATTAAAATTAATGAATCGTGAAAAAAAACGAATGAAAATAAAGGCGTTTTACGATTTGATTCAGTTACTAATCATAATCATGCAAGATTTTGTTAGACAAGTTTTTTCATTTAAAAATGATGAGTTTGATAATAGCGCGTTTAATATTTTAAAACAACTAGAATCTCTAAAGTGTTATTATGATGACACACTTGAAGAGATATGCTATGTTCACGGTGGTATGATACCTTTAAAACTCTCAAATCTTTTTAATAATTAATAAAAAATACATATCATTTCATATTAAAACTTTAATATGAATAGGAAAATAAATAGCCATATTAATAATGTTCATTTATATTATATAATTATTTTAAAATGTGTCAAGAAATGTTATATGTAGCAATAAGTTTCTCTCCAATTGGAATTTGAGTATAATCATGAATACGAGTAAAAAAATCTGTTATAAAATAACCAGCCATTCCTTTGGATGGATCATCATCTATGTAATGACCTCCTTGAACATATTTTTTTATTACATATGGTTCAAGTAATTTTTTTATATTTTGTGTTACCGAATCATAAGATAAGTGATTTCCTGGTTGTGTTGCTCTTTTACCACCAGTAAATGTTAAAATAACATCTTGTGTATCTCCTATTAATTCCAGAGGTGGAATAATTTTAGGATGTTTATAAAACTCTTTATCTCCTGAATCGGCAGGTATACCCAATCTTTTTAACTCTTTCAGTTGTTCTTCTGTAAATTGAATGTTTGGATTATATATTTCATTTTTATCAGATACTGATATCTTTACAATTCCACCTTTACTTTTTGCTTTTTCAGTAATTTTTGAACCAACCTTTTTATCGCAATGTTCCCAATGTATAAGTTTAACTCTTGGTAATTTATCATCAGTCGGATTTGTTGCATTTAATGGAGAATATTTTCCATTAATAATCATTGCATATCTATGTCCAAGATTAATCCATTTTTCTTTTAACAAATAACATAATTTGTGCTCAGGATTAAAAACACGAGAAACTCCAAAATCGTTCAAAACAAAAAGTTTTCCCATATTAGGTACATAAAAATTTTTACCATGAATAATATAATGCCAATAACCTCCTGATTTTATATTGTAAGAAAGTATATTTTGTGCTTTTATGTCATTATTTAATATTTGACCATGAATCTGAATAGCATGTACACCAGCCATAATTTGAAAAAGAGATATTAATATTTCATCTTCAGATAGTGTACGCTTAAGCCACCCAGACATATCACCTCCTGTACCTAATTCCATAAGCAAGATAAGACAAGCTGCCTTTTTATTGATTTCAACAGGTACTTTTGATGTATCATAGAATTTAAAATCACAATCAGAACACGTATAGCTTTCTGCTAAAAGAGGAAGGTTTGGACAAATACCTTTTATAACTAATGGATTAATCATATTTTTTAAAATGTATGGCTCGTGCCATGATGGTTTATTAGTAGAATAATAATATTTGAACTCTTCATCTGGTATAATTGTTAGTTTAACAGCAAATTTGTAAGAGTCTGGGTTGCAAGGAGCCGGGGAACATGCAGAATAAACATTTGCAAAAGTTCCCTTACCTAAAAATCTTTTTAACTCTAATTGTTTGAGAAGAGTTGGTTTTAACCCATTTACACATTGCGAACCATCTGAACGAATTGAACCAGACATGCTTTTTTTAATTTGTGATATCAAAGCATAACGTTGATTATTGTTAAGATATATATCTGATAAAGTAATTGATTCAGTAATTGGACTTGGAAGATATGAGTAATCAGAAGAAATTAGGTCTGATTCAGGCTTTTTATTTGAAGTTATTTTTTTAAAATGCACAACATTTTTACCTCCACAAATAGTTTTGGCTTTTGGCATTCTATTCATTAATTCTTCACTAATTTTTAGAAATGTTAGATTAAAACTTGGAGTATTAAGATCTTTTTCTACTTTAATTCTATTATTCCAATAGTTTTTCACACTTTCTCTCATAATAATCATAGAACCATTTTTAGCTGGAATTGAAATGCTATTATGTTTATTGTATAAATGAAATAAACTATTACATCCAAAAGTTATTGAAGCTTCTTCACCATCACTATACCAATCACAGTCTTCATTTTCTGACAAAATACTACCATTTTCATACATAGTAAGAATACATGAATTAAATTTTTGTTCTGTAAGTTCCTCTATTGCCATCTGTATACACTTTATAAATATTGGGATTTTTTCTGGTTGTAGACCAGAGATATGATTCTTTGAATATACAAAAGTCCACGATGGATTATCAGTAAACCATAACATTTTTTTTGAAGATGTAATTAATTTATCTGCAATACAAAATTTGATTGTTGTGTATTCAAGATTCGATAGTTTTTTTACCATAATATCAGAAATTTTTCCACTAAATATATCTGGATAAATAATGATATCCGGAATATTTTCCGGATCTATAGATTTTTTTATCATACTAAATGGTATATAATTAGTATTAGTTATTTCTAGCATTTATTATATAACATTGTTTATAATAAATTTATAAAACAAAAATAGTATTTTTATAAATCCAAATTTTGTAATTTTAATCTTCAAACTAAATCTTTATTGATAGATAAATGAGGAAACGTACTTTGATAATCATAACGATAATATCTACAATCATTTCTTTAATTATGATTTTTTCTTCCTATTTTGGAATAACCAGATACTTGTTTTGTCATATTAAGTCTCCAAACAAATTGATTGAAAATTATAGTAAATTACCAAAAGCTTCAACCGATAATAAGGTGACAATATCTTTTACTTGTAAAAGAGACAAACTACATAAACTGAAACCGTTTATAAACTCTATATTGGATCAAACAGTTAAAGTTGATTTAATAGCTATGATAACTCCTCTTGGGAATAAAGAAGAAGATTATAATATACCAAAATATATTAAAAATATAGCTATTGTTTTTCCATCAGGTAGGGATTGTGGAAAAGGAACAAAACTTATTCCAATGTTATTAAAAGAAAAAGAGAAAGGTATTATTATCATCGCTTTGGATGAAAACAAAATATATGGACATGATTTTATTTATACAATGGTTGAAGAATCAAAAAAGTACCCTGATTCTGTTTTAGTAGATAAGAACGGTTCAGCAATATTAGTAAAATCAGATCATTTTGATTGTGATATAATAAACAGAGAAAATGATAATTTAGATAATGAATGGTTTTTAAAAAAAGCTAAAGATAGTAAAATAGTAGATTACAGTGAAAATTATGGAATTATAGATTTTTAATATTTTTTAGACTTTGAGATGATTCATATATTGAATCATCTCATATGTATTAATATGGTTTATACCTAAAATTTTTTTTTCTATGCGAAATTTTTAAACTTTTCTTGGAGTTTGAAACTTCTTTCTTTTTTACTTCCGTTTTATTTTTAATTGTTTTTTGATCATAACATTCCGTTATAGAATTCATTACTACGATTTTCCTAAACAATATTCAGAAAAAATCAATTTTATAACTAAATTATAATACAAGTTGTATCTTCTACAGTATTATCTTGTTTTTTCTTTCCAATTTCTTCCATTAAAAATTCATTTTTTTCAATATTATCTTTCTCTATTTCAACATTTGTGGAGTCTTCCATTAATTTGTAATTACTATCTATTACTTCAGATTTTTTTGGCTGTTCTTTAGAAAATACGTTACACAAGTTACCACTGTTATTTTTTAACACGCATTTTTGATCTTTGTCATCGTAAAAGTAAATTATATTGTTTAGTTTAAATTCTGAAAAGACTTTATCAACTTTAGTCGAATCATCTTTTAATAATGTATTTTCAGTCGAATCATCTTTTAATAATGTATTTTCAGTCGAATCATCTTTTAATAATGTATTTTCAGTTGACTTTCTACGACACTTCTTAAGTTTAGCAGATTTACGACGTATTAATTTTTCATCATTTTTGTGTAATTCTTCTTTTACGTCTTTGTTAATACTTTTAGTAGTATTATCTATATTTTTTTCAGATTCCTTTTTTTGAAGTAAGGGGTGCTCAATAAATATATCTGAATACCTAATTTTATTAGGAGTATTAATCATTTTTACAATAAATAAAGATAAAAATAATTTGACAAGTACCTACATTTTCATATATTATAAATCTATCATCTTTGAACGAACACAGCATTTCTCAATATCTCCGTAATAAGATTTAAAAATTCCTGGAAGTCCAGGGATATATTCATATACTAAAGAACGTCCAGAAATATTGCGATTAAGATCTTTTCTGTCTAGTTTATCTAGCATCTTCATGTAACAATCACGAACTAAATTAAAATCAACCATTGGTAATATAACAATACCTTCCCATTCTCTCCTCTTACCACGAAGGTCAATTTCAAAATTATCTGGACATTGTTCTTTTAATGGTGACTTTTCATCAGTCAAGAGATTAGATAAAGGCTGCGGAATTAAATTAGCGCTCTTTGGAGGTAATACACATAAAAGCTGTTGGAAAGGAGTACTTGGAATAGTCTTTGTATATTGCGGAAAAGAAAAAGTACCAACATGATTTGCAAGTACGGATGCACAAGGAGCATAGTGATATCGAAAATTCCATTTCCAGTTAGGAACCCCTCTAGTATAGTAAGATAAAACCCATTGCATACCTTCTAGATAATCATGACATAATTTTTCCTCTTCTGTACCCTTTGGAAATGACGAAATAAAATAATCTCTCTTATATTTTTCAATATTAAACTCCCATCTATTACAATCATGTTTTTCTGCACAACTTTCTAACAATGGATCAGGAAAGAATTCATCTTTCTTCTTGAGCTTTTCTTCAAAATTTTCTTTTTCATGATTACCTATCTTGCTCAAAAAAACTTGTAGTGGAATAATACAAAACTCTACACGGTCTGAAATAAGGCGAGTAATATGACCGTGAATAAAGCAAGTGTCTCGATAAACTTCCAAAATTAACTCTATACCTTGTTCAATAATCTCTATTGATGGAATATGAGGAAGAAAATCATTACCAACCATAAAACATAGAAAGATAAAATCATCAATAGCTGTTCTTTCTACAAACTTATGCGAACCACCACTCCATGATAATTCATTTGCTAATTCACCTCTAATAGACCCAATATCAACACAAAAGAAATCATTTTCAAAATCGTACATATCTTCGCGTAAAATATAAAATTTTGGCATATGTGTACCAAGAGCGAGCATAATAAGATCTGCATCCATCCCGTTGATACAATAGGTGTCTTCCTGATCTCCGTAGTAACGAATATAATTTATTATTTTATGCTCTCCTTCTCCTGGAGCTTTCTCATTTGAAAAAATAACTTCGACTTTGCGCCATTCATCGCTCTCATTTATTCTTTTACGAATATACCAATCTATGTATTTTGTTAAATAATCCATAAATTTAGTTCCTGGAGTGATGCAGTTACTATTGAAACCTGAATCGTCAGATGATTCCATAGCACTGCGAAATCTCCTTTGACGCTGTTGATTTTGTTTGCTGAGAGGAGCTGGTCCATCAACACATAAAATAAGTCTTTTTCTTGGTTTTGTTATAATAAATAAATTTTCAATATTCTGACAAACATCTTCAAAAACCTTGAGCTGAGCCTGAATACCATTTCTTTTTCTATTATCATTTCTACGAAGTAAGCGAGGATTTGGCTTGTAATTACCATACTCATATATTTTTTGAGCAGAATTGTGAAAAACGCCATTCATATCAATCATCAAATTATCAATACCAACTCCGATAGACTCAAGATTTTGTCCTTTTTTCATCTTATGCATGTGTTGTCCAAAATGTTTTTTGAACCATTGAAAAAAATGTTTAATGCCCATTGTATCTTGATTTATTCTTAATAATCTTGTCCTTAAGAATCAAATTTAAATTTCCAACACTATATTAGTGTTAGAAATATTTATAAATTATTTATTAGTCAAAAGACGTTTGGGTTTAACGATTGGTATATCATCATCTGATTCTATGTCAGAATCTGGAATTTGCGATTTTTTTCCGTTTACACAAACATTTATTTGATGATATCGACAAAGTTGTTCAACCATTTTTGTTAATGAATCTATTTTTTCCTCTAAACTTTTAGTATCTGTATTAGATACTCGACTATTACTAACATTTGTAGTAATATTCGTTGTATCGAATCGCGGACAACCTTTTTTAACCCAAGAATCAACTTCTTTGCGCTTATCACTCCAAAAAAGCCATGCTCCAAATTTGTCACCTGTTTCTTTATCGGTTAGACTGCTATTCCACTTACCTCCTAGTGCTTTAAGAGAATCCTTGATTTCACGAGTCTCACCTCTAACGACAAAAGACTTGGAAGTATAATCTTCAATTAAAATAGACATTCTTTTTTTATATTTTAGAATCAAGAGTTTAATTTCATTTTTATTTTTATGTTTATTCAAGTATTAATAAATTCCTAGTGAAAGTTCAGTAACTGGTACGCAAGACTTAGGATCATCACAATCTATTAATTCACAACCAGTACTCCAGTGAAAATTTTTTGGGAGTGTTTCATGAGTAACATTTTTACAAACACATGTTGTATTTGGATCATTTGGATTTACAGGAGCACAATAAGATACCTTATCAGATGGTTGTGGTTGTGGTTTTTTTCCTTTTTGTGGTTTCATATTTTTACAAATCTCTTCAGAAATGTTTCTTAATTCATTTCGACAATCATCACTCATTTTTTCACCTCTTCCCATACAATTAATAATTTTGTCTGCGCAATCTAATTTATTGTTGCGTGCCTCTTGTCCTACGTTTTTACAAGTATCACTAATATATATATTGCAAGGATTTTGAGGAGGTTGAGGAGGTTGAGGAGGTTGAGGAGGTTGAGGAGGTTGAGGAGGTTGAGTACACGCTTTATACAAATCAATAAAGAGTTTTTCAATAGAGTCTTTATTCTTTTCATCCATCATTTTTTGTGGATTATTATTATATTGTTTTTTGAAACCTTTAGTTATACATATTGCTGTATTTTTGTCAATATTTACATTTTTTTCTTTAAAAATATTTATAAGATTATTTATAAAAGTATTATTAAATGAATCAGTCCACTTATTAGGAACACACTCATTTTCAATACACCTTTCTCCCACTTCCGGTTTGCATGATGGAGTGCAAGTATCAGGGCTAGGATTAACTGGTGTTCCTTTCATACAATCCTTTACTATCTGTATTATAGATGGTATTAGCTTTTGATTATTTAAAGCATTAATGAAATCTTGAGGATTCTTATATAGAAGCATAATCTTTTCAAGAGCGCATGATAATACAGACTCTGGAATTTGACCGTTCATACTTTTAAGTTGACTATTCAAATTTTGATCGTTAGAGTTTTGTACTAACTTCTTTAATTGATTCTTTCCGGTGTTCCAAGTTGACTTATCAGTAGTATGTGGAGGAGGCTTGCATTTTTCAGTATTTGTGTCACAACCGTATTCACAAATACATGATTTACCACAACCATCATTGCATTTATCTCCAGTACAATCTGGCTTGCAATGTTTCTTAGTAAAATGTCTAATTATAAAATATAAACCTACTCCTAAACCGACAAGTACTGCAACTGATAATATTATCCAGACCCCCCACATACTTGTATGTTTTTTATCCATTCTCATTTATAATTATATCAAGAAAGTTATTAAATTTTAAAAACGAAAAATAATTTACATTATTAAAGAATATAAAATGTCTAAATGTAGTGTTTGCAACTCTAAGATACATCCTCTTATGATTAATATTCACACATGTAGATGTAAAAAAATATATTGCAACTTGCATATTCACGATCATAATTGTGAATTTAATTATAACGAAATGTGGCAAAAACAGGCAGTTAAATCATTGCCAAAAGTTGAGAAAGAAAAAGTACATAAAATATAAAAAGAGTAATTTATTATCATAATACAATATGTATTATGATTAATCTCGAAGGACTTTTTTCAGAGTATTTTCAATAATCTGTAATTTATCGTCAACATCAATTTCTTTTAGGAATGCATCTGAAATTATTCGTATAGCTTTATGATAAACAGTTGGAGATATCCAAATAGCCAAATCTAAAAAAAGAATAGGATGTAAATACATTCCTCTTGCTTTTTTAACCACATCTTTTACTTGTATCGACAAATCGGCAGAATACTTTGTTATATTTGATATATAATATGCTGCAAAAATTTTATATCTAAGTCTGTCTATATATGTACTAATTCTTTTTGATTTTTCTGGATAAAATTTTGAACAATTGATATAACCATTCGAAATGTCAATGACACAATTTAAACCCAAATAATTTATCTTGTAATATTTATCTGTTATTTTTTTATATGTCACTATTGTGCTATTCATTTAAGATTTTATTTAGAAAAGCTTTTACAAAATTAATTTTTATTTTATACTTATTATCATTTTACTAATATTCTGGCTGTTCAGAATCAAATATTTCATATGCTTTTTTAATATCAATTTTTGAAGATAATTTTTCTAAAAAAATTCGAATAAGAACGGATAAAAGTTAAGTCTCCCGTTAACTAAAACCGAATGGTATAATGATAAATGTTAACATAGTTTTAAGACATTTTTCTTATTGATGTAAATAAACCTACTGGAACCTGTTGCTAACCTCAATTTTGATTTTTTTAGACCAACCTACACTAGTATATGAATAGTTCATATAATACGGATCAAATGTTAATTTTCTTTTTTATTCAATAAAATATCTGATATTTATAGTTTTAGGATATATCATTCCTATAATTTCATCCTGAAAATCCTTCTTAGCTAGTTCTTGAAGATGAATAACAGTATATTTATTAAAAATATTAAAGTATTTTGATATTTTTACATATCAAAATTCATTACTTAAACTTTACATTTTGTACCTATAATTTTGTCACTCTTTTCTTTTACAGAGTTCATTACCTTATCCTCGATATTACGAGAACGATTCCTTTTTGGTGTACGACTATCTCCAAAAGTTTTTGGTAACATTCCTATGTCAATGCTTAGTTTTATCATTCCAGTTCCAATACAAGCTCTCTTACCACAGATGATAGATGCCGAAACACCTTCTGTCGGTTCACGATCTCCCTCAGCAGCGGCATTCAAAAAATTATCCATTGTTTCTTCAAAAGAAGCTTTTCCCATAGGACCTGATTCTTCTTTCTTCATAGTGTAACGAGTAATAGAAGAGATTGTACCGTTATGAGTCATACGATCTACTAAAATCATAGCGTGACATGTATTAATACCTTCCATGATTCCCATAAATTCTTCTATTAAAAATTGTCTTGCAGCTTCTATGTCCAAAACTTCATAAATATCCCAAACATTATTTGAAATTGTTCGAGTATAATCAATGTCAGGATGAGCTAAAAGCCTTTTAAATGATGAGTATTGTTTAGAGATAGATTTGCTACAAAACCCATTTGTTTCTACTATCCACTCATTACCCTCTTTTAGATAAAAGACCTCTGAAATGGCTGGAATTCCACAAATGTAAATTTTTTCTAGACTGGCTTGGACTACTTCTTCAAGATAGATTACTTTCGCATTTTCTTGACTAATGAACAATAATCTATCTTCCGGTAGATTAATGTTATTAGTATCCACAAAAACATCTAATTGTCCTTTGGCAGGAGGAGAAAAAACACAATATAAATCTGAATATTCTTGATGAATATGATCAGCTATCTGCTGTATTGTAAGCTTAAATTCAAATAGTTTTTTCATATCAAGATTAAAAGTAATACAATGGTCATGTTCAGAAAATTCGTCAGAAAATAATATCTTATATGCAGGATACCAAGGCTCATCTTTCTTGTTCATCTCAATAGTAATACTCTTAGAAATATCAGCCATCGTCATACCAACAATGCTTGATCCTACTGTTTTCCTCATTTCCTGAATTGAAGTGTTTCCCCTTTGAAAAAAGATTTTGTGATTAACAATCCGTGGATTCTTAGTAGCATTTAACAACTCTTGAAAACGCGGAACTCCGGCCGTCATTGTCTTCTCGGACTGCCCTGCTCGATGGAAAGTATCAATAACCGATACTCCATTCCACAGCTGAAAGTTCCTCGTGACCTCTACGGTTAGATCGTACACATATTCTGTTGTTCCGTCTACATATTCTACCGATAAGACCTCATCAAAATAAACATTACGCGTAGGAAATTCTGTTTGTGATCTTCCACGATTATATTTGTAGTTTTTAAATAATGTAACAGTTTTCAATTTTTCTTGTTTATTATGTTCTGTTAGCGGAATATCTCTAGCAAATCTTTGAGCAAATCCATTTGATATAGTTAATACATACATTCTCTTAATATTTTTACTTCCTATATTATTCTTCTTTTGTACCGAATTACTTAATCTTCCAAAAATTCCAAAATAGGAAAGAAGAAAAGATATTCCTAAAATTAGATTTTCTGATATAGAACCAACACTAACTGAACCAGAAACTTTATCTACTTTTCCATCACCACTCCAATATCCATCAATCAAACCTTTGATGAATTCTTCAGGAGCTGTATAAGAAAATTCTGGAACTCGTTTGTTTGCAGAACCAGTATCGCAAATAATTTTGAACATACGTGCAAGAAGAGTTGAATGAATCTTCAAATAATTACTTGTTCCTTTTCTAACATTTTTACCTTGACTTGTAACAAGATGATATGTGACTCCATATCTGTCACACCAATCTGTTACACGTTTTCGAATTACTTCATCATTATTGCTAACTCCTACAAAAGTCTTTGTGCACCATCCTTCTACAAGATAAATACCTATCAGAAACCCAAAGTCATTGTCAAGAGGAATTTTATCTGGAATATGAGATACAAAGGAGGCTCCGGTGTGAATATATATCAAGCCAGGTTCACAAGAAAGAAAGTAACTTTTACGTCTACCAAAACATGTATCTGGACGATTGTAAGGAACTGTAAAGTGAACACCGTTAGTATCTAACCAACCTTGCTTTCCTGAGAAGCGATGATTTCGCGCCTTGATAAGCTCGGTTGTGTAGAGATATTTATTTTTTGGAAATATGGTTTCCATATCAAAGTATGAATGTTCGACAGTTGGTTTGCGCAAACTTGTTGTTGTTGGAAGAATATCACCTACTTTTACATCAGAACCAAGAACGCCTTCAAATTTTGTACCATCCCAAACAAGAAAAGACTTTGATTGAGTTGCAGTAACTGTTCTACCGCTTTGAGTCATGACACGTACGAGTTTTCCAACAGGCAAGTGTCTTGTAACAGCTTCAATTCGATACCAGTTAGTATTACCATTTTCATCACACGAAGGAATCATATATCCTTCTGGAAGAGGAAGATATTCTGTTCTATTTTCTTCAATTTTTGTGATATTATTTGGATCAAGAGTTAAAAGTCTGTCAATCATTTTTCCAATTGGTTCAACTACTGTTTTACCTTGTTGAGTGTATAGAAGTTTTTCTGTCCAATCTACAGAATTAAGAGTAGTCTGAGTTTGTTTTTCACCAATGCTTTGTGCACATATAACTCCAACACTTTCTCCAGGATCTATAAGAGATTTATAATAATTTTTCTCAATTTCTTCTTTTAGAGCCGGAATAATTTCCGGATATACTTTTTGAGTTTTTAGTTGTACTCGAAGTTTTTGTTTCTGGATATTCACAACGCTCATTGCTGTGTCCGCAGGAATACCTTTTTGAGGTTGAATGAAAGACACCATATCCTCTATTTCTATATCTGTAAGTGATCGGATCATGCTTAATCATTTCTTTCGATTTAAAAATATAAATTCAAATTTAGATTTTAATTTATCTTTCGTTAATTTAAAATTTAATCAATTTTGTCTTTAAAAACGGAATCTAAAGAGTTGCGGTCAATAATAAAATGGCTCAGTATAAAACATTTACGACTATGGTAGATGAAAAAAATAAATCTAATGTAAATGTACCTGATGTAATTCATGTCAAAAGTCTTCAACATAGGGTTGATCTTATCAATAATAATAAGGTTGTGGTAATTTATTATCATGCAGAATGGTGCGGGCCTTGTAAAACATTTGCACCTGATTTTAACGATCTTGCACAAAAGTATTTGAATAAAGGTGTTTTGTTTCTTAAGGAAGACGTAGACAGTGGACATGACACACCTGTTGATATCACAGCAGTACCTTGCTTTCACTTTTATCACGGAACCAAGTTTCAAAACAAAATGACTGTAACAGGTGTTGATAAGTTTGCGATTGAGACAAATCTAAATAGTCTAAGAGATATTAATTAGTTAAACCGAATGGTTTAACTAAATTACTTTTGATAAAGTCTAATCAAAGCACATGTAATTATAATAGGGGAGGATTTATTTCGAAATCTTTCAAAACAGCTGTTATTATATCATTTTTAGAACCTGTACATTTAATCTTCATTTCAGAGCATAATCTTTTTAATTCGTCAACAGTCATTAATCTAAGATATGAATAACGTGTTGGTATAGCAGGTGCCTTAGAAGGAGCCTTAGTAGGTGCTTTAGTAGGAGCCTTAGAAGGAGCCTTAGTAGGTGCTTTAGTAGGAGCCTTAGATGGTGCTTTATCAGGGGCTTTCGCAGGAGCTTTAGGTTGAACATTTAGGTAACGTTGTTCATAATAATGAACTATAAAAGAATTGAGTGCGAGATTTTTACCTTTCTTTATAGCATATTTACAAAAAGGATAAATCCATTCCAATACTTCTTTATTAACATTACTAATATCTCTTCCATATTTTTGCGGCTCTTTACATATTCGTAACAAAAAATTATAATCACTCACTTCACCAGGTTCTTTTTCTCTCAATTCAGGAATATCCGGCTTTTTCAAAATACGAGAAGGTTTTACTGGAACATAAGGTATTTCTGACTGGGGAGCAGGTGTTTCAGGTTCTAATTCGGGTTTTGGAGGAAGAATAACAGGTATTTCTGATTCGGGTTCTGATTCAGATTCAGATTCAGATTCAGATTCAGAAGAAGATGGTGTTTCAGGTTTAGGTTTTCTTCGAGTTTTCGGATTTTCTAATGGAGGAGCAGGTCTTGAAGCAATTGGCTTGATAGGTTTTGAAACTTGAGCACGTGTTCTGCTTCTAGGTCTAGGTTTATCTGATGAAGTAGCAACAGATGCAATATAAGGTTCTAGGTCTTGATTACCAACCAGACGTTCTTTCTCCCAGTCCCAATCTGAATTAATTTTTTCAATAACCCAGTTAAATTTTTTAAGTAATAGAGTTGAATAAATATCTTTAATTTGTACGTCATTCTTTTTTGTCCAAGCTACTACCAAACGTGGGTCAATGTAGTTATTTAGAGAAGTAGTAATTGCTACAGCTTTTACGTCTGATTTTGTTTGATAACTATTTTTTAATGACTCAATTTTAGTTTTTATTTTTTTGATATTACTTTTATTTTTCTCAGTCTTGAGCTTTTCAGTTTCTAATACTATATCTTTTTCGATTTTTGCTAAAGCATCTTGAGCACTTTTAGACACAGTACGAGTGTGGTTAAGAACCTCCGCAACTTCTGCATTTGCCTTGTTAAATAAAAGTTTAATAGCTGGTTTTGTTGAGCCTTTTGGTATCTTAACCTTTTTTAAAGCATTATACATAATTTCGCTTGCTAATCTTGTTCGGAAAACTTTGGCACTAAATGTTTTATCAAATGTTTTAAGATATTTGTTTATATCATCTGATTTAATTTTGAATATTTTATCGTCATCATTTAATCCTTTTTTCAATTTTTGAAAGTTATTATATATAACATTTGGAACTTTGAACTTCTTGTCATAAACAACACTGTCTTTTCCAATAAAGTTAAACCATATGACATCTTTTGTATCTAAATTTACGTTCCCAACCATAAGTGTTGAAGCTCCGACAGTTTGTGCCTCATCTTCTCCTTTTTCATTTCCAACTCTAATACCAAACGTATCAATTAAATAAACAACTGTTCCAAGTTGCATTTTTGTACTATTGGATGACTGTGCATCTTTCATGTAAGACTTTCTGACAATATCAATATACTTTTGTAACTTTCTAGATTTTTCATATTTAATAGCATCGGCCCGACCTTTAAAAATACCGTTTGCTGCAAACATAACATATTTTGTTTTTGATTTTTCACTTTTACCATACACAGTATCTTTCCATTTTGCTAGCCAAACAGCATTATGATTGTGAACAACTTCTTTCCAATGGTGTCCGGGAGGAGGTTTTGGTACTGGATCATTTTCACCAATATTTATAGTGACATCTTCTGGAAAAATTTGTTTCTTAATTTTACCTCTTAATGGATGTTTACCACGTCCGTAAAAAATTGCTTGTGGTTCTACATTTGCATTGTTTAGTTTTTCTGGAGGTTCACGATCTATACTAGCATAACTATATTTTGCTATTTTTTCTTGCTTTCGTATGTTATGTCTTTCTTTTTCTAAAGGATTCATGTCACTTACTTTAACCTTTGATGCCTCCATACGGTCTGTAAGATCTTCCCATCCTATCTTTTTAAAGTCTGCATATGTTTTAAAAACTTTTTTGTTATCTGCACTGAGGTATTCCTTAAAATCACCCCAAAAGTTTTTATCAAAAGTATCATCCCCTATGTGATAAATTGTGATACCTGGATTCCTTTCTTGTATAATTCTCTTAGCATAAAAGCCAGCGATTTTTTCTTCCTTTTCATTTAATTTGTATTTCTTACCATTTAAAATTAAAGAAGCTCCTAGATATTTGTAAGGTTCCATAAGATCTTCAAAATATGGACCAATCTGGTTAATACTTGTCCATTTTACAGAAGATTCTTCGTCATCTTCTTCTCTTTCCCACCATTTTGTTTGCAATAACTCAAATTTATATGGTTCTGATAGAGATATACCATCTTGCCATTCCAAGTCTCTTGGAGTTAAACTGTCGTTTACTTGTTCCATAGTTTTAATAATATCCTTTTTACCGCTTGTCAGTACTGCACATATACTATCATCGTATGCAGAATAAATCGTATATAATGGAACAGTATCTCCAAATTTACCTTTGATAGCATACAAATTTTTAACAAACTTCTTCAATTCTTCAATCTGTTTTTCATCAATCTCTATTTCATCAAATTCTTTGATAATATGAAAACAATATTGATTTGCCATTTATTTATACTTATAAATAAATATGTATTTTTTTAATTTTGGTATGTGTATAATTTTGAAAGTGTAATATTGTATAAAATACAAGTTTGTATTTTATACAAGTTTGTAAGAATTATCATTATTCTAATATAATTTCTGCTCCAGCCCACTCTGTTAAAACACGAATATCACATGTTAGAGGGTCATAAGGACACAATTCATTAAATTTGTTTTTATTGATTAATATTATATCACGAAAAGCTTTATCTGATGTGATAGGTGAAAAAGAGTTTGAACCTATTCCTGTGTAATATATCATCATTTATCATTTTATTTTTAGATTTTAATTTTTTTCAATTTGTTTTATGCGCTTTTTGCAACTCAACTCATTCATAAAATTTCCGAGAGACAAAAATACTATATTCATGAAAAATATTGTCTAATCATTTCATGATTATTATACTTAATTCTTGTAAGTAAGATTGATTTGGAAATATAGATTTTCTGATCATAATCAAATGGTATTAAACCTATTTTATAAAAGAATAAATCTCACTTTCTAAATCTTGAAACTTATTTACAACATAAGAGTATTTAGAATAAAATATAACTTGTATTTTATTCTAAATAAATTATAATTGATTAATTATTTTAGTAAGTGTTTATTTAATTTTGATAAAATTTGCTAGAGACGAAAACCCAAGATTTTTTCGACGACGAGGTGTAGACGAATACAGTATTTTTTTGGAAGTTCCTTTTTTATGCCAGATTTTATATTCCATATTAGTAATTTCATGAATAACAAGAACCCCTTCCTTTTGCGTTTCAAATAAAATTACAGGTTCTCCAGCGATTGATGGACGTTCTCCATAATAATGAATATTTTTCCAGATATAACCCTTATTATTAGGCATATTTTTTAGTTTCTTAATCATATATTCAGGAAAACTATCTCTTGCTTTAACAAAATATTGCCAACTTTTATCCATTTCACGATTGTTGTACTCAGAATTGCGTTCGATTCGACGAATTGATTTTTCAAAATCTTTAGATATATTAATTTCTTCTTTTTTCTTTCGTATATCATATTCTTTCTTACGTTTATTATCTTCAATAGTATTTTTTATCTGTTCAGCTGAAATCTTTTCAAATTCTGCTAACTCTCTATCGTAGACTCCTCTTTCCACGTCATAAATACGATTTTCAAGTATTTTAATTTCTTTTTCTCTTTCAATGTTTTTAGAAACACGTATATCAATTTGTTGTACGTAATAACCTTCTTTTGTTCCAAGTCGTCTAAATCTTTCAATAGTTGATGTGTCATTTTGAATACATGACTTGAGATGTCGAATTTGATTCTTGATTCTATTTAGTTCACTCCTCCTTTTAATGTTTATGTTCATCTCTTTTACAAATGAGTTTTTAACTTTAGTTCATTTTTAAATAAATCTAATTCTGGTAATAAAAACATTAAAATGATTGAATTTTAATGTTTAATAATTAGAAAATTATATATTTATATTTAACTAGAAGGAAGTTTAAAATTTATTTCAGACTGTTCATTGGTAGTAGTCGGTTCGGT